CTTGTTGCCGGTGTTACTTCCTGGCATTCATATATAAGCCCTTTTGTATAATCAAGCGTTGTATCACCAACATAAAGAAGCTGTTGCCCTTCCAGATCGGCAACGGCTGCCGGCATTGTATTTGATATTGTAAGAAGCTTAAGAGCTGCGCCGCTTAAATCGCCTTTAAGCTCTTCGCCGTTGATTTGGGGCTTATTTGTTAAGGAATTATAATTAGTTGTACCACCGCCACCCCCGGCTTCAATAACTTCCTTAACTTCCAGAAGCAAAGCTTCAATTGGGCTTTGTATTGGCGCATCATATGGCGTGCCATCAACAATAGATTGCAATATTGCAGCGTTTCCGCCTAAATAAACATTATCACTCATTTATTGTTTCCTCCTTGCTTTCATCCACAACATCAACATTTATCTTTCCAAGCTGATACTGCGCCGCCTTATCTGCTTCAACCCAATTCAAAGACATATAGCGTTTGCCTTCAAGCTCCGGCATTGGCCGCAAGCCCAAAGCTGTACGCTTCTCATTTTCAAATAATGCACCTGTTGGCGCTAATATATTTATCATTTCAAGTGTTTGCTGCATTGTCATAAAGATTAAATCTTTAGGATATAATTCAATCTTATTTCCAAAAGCTCGCTCGCGCTTTGTTAGCATCTTCTTTGTGAAGGCCTGCGAAAAAGCAACTATAAGCGGCTCTAATACTTTTTGATAAAATGCCGCATATTGCTCTTTGTTATAATCTCCGGTCAATATGTTGATGGGAACGCCCCAATTTCTAAGAATCTTTTCATCAATGAATTTAAGCGTTGCATCATCCACAATTTCGGTTTTACGCTCCAATGGCATAAAATCTGCTTTTATATCCAACGGCAAAAATCCACTTTCAGAATTTTTAAGCTTTGTTTCAAGCTCCTTAAGTGCTGCTTCTGTTTTGCCGTTGTCCATCATAGTATTATATTTAACTACTCCATTTATGCTATATGAAGCATTCATTGCTTTGGCTATGCCCTGCAAAAGTTGTTCATTAAGCTCCAATGTACCCAATAAGGCTTTATGATCTGGCTGCCCCATCTCATTGCCGCCCATGTATTGATTGATAGAATAGTTGTATTTGATATGGATAACATCATCATAAGGAATGGTTGTTGTATAGCCATTCCAAAACCAAAACTTAACAAAAAGCCTTCCGCCTGCATCCTCAATAAAATCAACCTGCGTTGGATTGATGGGATAAAGGGCTTCATAATTACGCCGCTCCGCTCCGGTTTTATCATCAATCCAAGTGTAATATGTTGGGATTATGAAAGCGTTATAGTTTAAAAGCAGCATCCATACTGTTTTTTCTATAAATTCGCTTGTTGTCATAAGCTCATTGGGATTGTTAAGCACATCCTGTATAGTGCTTTTTACCGGCGTTGGGTCATTGTAATTATCCATTGTCCTTACATGCGTTGGATTAAGCTTTTTCATTTCATCAACAATGCATTTAAGAACCTGCTGCACAACATCACTTGCATAAATGTTTGTGCCAAATTGCGTATATATCGGCAAAAATCCATCCATTGTTGGGGCAAATTTTATTTGCTTTGGCGGCCTTCTAAATAGCTTATCAAACCACTTCATTAGTTGTTTTCACCTCCCACCAACTTTTTTAAATCTGATCTGTAACGCCTATACATTTCATAAAGAGAAACAAGCGTAACAGCTCCATCAATCTTATTTTCATTTTTTGTTTTAACAAGAATCGCTTGCCGGTAATCATTCACCTTTATGCAACTATTCTGCAAGCACCATTTATCAACCGGATTATCATTATAATTGATTAGCTTGGCTTTAAAATCGGCTTCCGTAAGAAGTATTGCATTATTGAGCGTTGGCGCATTCTGCAAAACCATTTCAACGTCATTATATTGTTTTGTCCATCCGTAATCTTCCATGCGCCGCAAAAAGTCTTTAGCAAAGCGCTGATCATATCCGCATTTATAAAGCGTAATGTTATAGAACTTCTTAAGCTCATAAAACCAATCCGCAACAACAGTTAAATCAATGTCGTTGCCTTCGCATATGGTTATATAACCGGCATCCGCCCACTCTTTATATTTTGCCCCTGCATTATGATCATCATTTTCCGGGTCAAGCTTGCTTTGTGGTATAAAGTACCTTGTTAATATATATTTTGTCTTGTTGTCAGATTTCATTACAAGTGCTTTGGCACAACATAAATCTGTTGTTTCGGCTAAGTCTACATGTGCCAGGCAATAAGAACCTCTAAAATCTTCTATATCGTAAGAAGCTCCATAATCGTAATCCTCAATATTAAGCCAACTTTCAACGCCATTTTGATTTATGTTGAAGTCCTTCGACAAAACAAAAATTCTGTCTGCCTTGCTTTTTTTCGCAAGATCAACTTGCTCCATCAAATAATCAAGCTTTTTGATAACTCCCAATGTTGGATTAGATTTATACCAACTTTTAGGATTTTGAAATATTTCCTGCTCGCTGTCCTGGGTATAAAGCCAGGGCAGAAACCTTGCAGCGCTTATGCTGTCATCTTCTCCATTTATGATCTGCCTGGCAAGCTTAAGCTCTTTTGACAAATAGCCATCCTGCACAAAGCCTTCTGTTGTAATGACTATAAATTTTGGGTTTTCCTTCAAAGATTGCGATTGCTCAATACTTTTGGCAATCACATTATTTTTCATTTCATGGGCTTCATCCAGAATTGCCCAATCAATATTTCTTCCTTCCTTGTTTCGTGTCCGGTCGGATAACTTAAATATTTTCGTATTTGTGCTTTTATTTCTTATAAAGCTTTGATTGCGCTTTGTATCTAAATCATTTGGGTCATATAGTTGCCGCATAGTGTCCATAGCATCATAAACAATTGAAGCCTGGGCATCATCATTTGAGCTGCATACAATATCCGCGCCCTCATTGCCAACAATAAATTCTGCATTTCCTAATGCGCTGCATGTTTCGGATTTTGTGTTTTTCCTGGCAATCAGAAGCAAAGCCTTTTTGAATCTGTCGATGATCTGGCCGGAATCCTTAAAATGCTTTGCCATCTTGAAACTATAAAGAGCTTCAATAAAAGCCTTCTGCCATAGCATAAGCTTCATTGGCTGCCCATAATAAGGCGATTTTGTAAGCTTAACGCAATTTTCCATGAAGTCCATGCGCAAATTTGCCGCCGCTGTATCATAAAAATAATCTTCATTGTGCTTAAGATCATCTTCAAGATTTTGCAGCTCAATAATAAGCTCCTGGCCTGCTATGATCTGTCCGCTTTCAATATCCGCCTTATACTTAAGTAGGTTGCTGTTGTCCGGTGTCCATATCTTATTTTTTTGAATAAGCATTGTCTATTTCTCTAATTTTTTTCCTATAACCTTCAAACTCTATTGGCTTTCCATCTTTATCCCTTTTGGCGTATTCTTCTTTAGTTGTCGCAAAGCAAAGCTCCTGGCATTCATATTTTCTGCATTCAGAATTAAGATTTGTATTGCAAAGATAAGCAATCATTATTGCAATTCCTCCCGGCTCTTTACCCATTTGCGCAAAGGGCTTTCTTCTTCAATATCTCCCAAATCACCTGTTAGCTTAAACAGCAAGCGCAATGAATTATTATATTGCTGCAAGGTTTCCTTATATTGCTTTTGCGCCGGCGTTGCCTTCTGCTTCATTGGATTATCCTTATCAACTTTTATAAAAGGCAGCTTGCGCAATTCCTGCATTTGCTCTTCCATGAATACAATTTCATCAATAAGCTGCGCCGCTTTTATTTCATTGTCGCTTCCTGGCTTAAATACAATCTTTTCAAGCTCTTCTTTTCGGCTCATATAATCCACCTATGCCCAAATAAGATAATTGCCGCTTGAGGTATCTGATTTTCTAACAAGCGCATAATTGTTTTCAGATTGCTTTTGCATCATGATATTGCCGCTTAAATCTGCAATCTTTGCAATTGAAATTGTTGTGCCTTCAATAACCTGGGTATAAGAACCGCTTCCAACCCAATTGCTTGAAGCAATCTCTTCATCATTGATAAATATTCTGTTGCTTCCATCATCAACATTTGCCAATAATAGCTGTGTTCCATTGTGTTTTAGAATATTTTTCATCTGAGCCACCCTAAAAGTCCTTTGGCAATTATTTTAATACTTTAAATAACTTTAATAATTTATAATAGCGGCTTCAAATGTAGCAAAAGCTTGACTTGGGCTAGTACCGCCTGCAATTTGAGCTTTAAGAGTATAATAAGCATCACTTGATATTACTGCATGATACCCGGCTTTGTAGGGGCTAGTTCTATCTACTATGATTGAATCATGATAACCCTCACTTAGTGCAATTTGTTGATTTCCTGTCCCTCCACTTGGAGTTACTGTTCTTCGATTGTTTCCGCTATAATTTGCCATTTCTCCTGTTATTAGTGACTTGCCGCTATAAGCAGTTTTTGTAGCTAAAATCTGCGCGGCTGTTGCATTGCCTCCGCCCCTAATCGTAGCTATTGCTTGTGCAATAGCCGTCGGCGTTTTAGCTGTCGGTGTTACACCCTCTGCTACGCAAGCATTATACATTGTATTTATATTTGCTTGATAGTTTGTTTCTAGTTCATCAAATATTGCATTTAAATCAACTTTTCCTTTATTATCATCAAAGCCATGTGCCATCTTAAAAACCTCCTATCAATCTAACCAACCCCAACAAGCAGTTTTTAAAGCTGTAACAAGTTCATCAATACTAACTTTCCCTTTATTTTCATCAAAACCATGAGCCATTTTTGGCACCTCCAAATTTTTTGTCATTTTTTAAATTATCTGACAATTTCTTTGCATTTTATTGGCATTTTTACGATTTTTCGAATTGAAAAATCTCATTTTTCGATTTTCTGCGACAAACACC